GAAAATAATATCTTCATCTTTCATGTAGCTTATGTTTTTTAGTACTGTTCCATTTATTAGTGTATGGGAAGAACCTAAAAATTCATTACCAAAATTCTGATTAAAATGGGTAAGCCCATTTTTGGCCACCTGCTCAGCCATAAATTCTTCAGAAGTTTTTAATCTCCCATCTTTATGCCAACGAGGAACCTCTTTCCAACTTGCCTCACAAAGCTTATACCCATTTTCTTCCTTTCTGGCACCTTCAACCATGTGATAAAAATGATTCAAACCATTGGCTGTTGAACTAAAAATGGCTTGTGAGTCTTGGATTGCCGCCATTGCTGGCATAACTGAGTCCATAAACTCTTCCCAAAGATTATTTCGGATAAATGAAACCTCATCACAATTATGTGAGTCCAAACCACTTGAAATATAAGATGAATTATCCTTGACATTTACTGGGTCATAAAAAATTTCCTCTTTTCCTTTTATAATACTTATTTTAGATATTACTTTATTTGATACTATATCCGATTCTTTCAATTCAAGAACATTAATATAGTCATCATCTTTATATAATTTATGGTCCTTTGAACATGTGAAGTCGGTGCCATCACTAAAAGTTATACTAACATATTCGGAGTGTCGTGACTCTAGTAATCCATCAAAATCTTTAAAACCGTCCTTTGTTAATATTTCATATTTATTATTTTTTGTCATTATATGTTCCTTCAAAGAGTTGCTAACCTTTTTTGTTTCCTCTGGTTATTGTTTTTAATGTATTATACATAGTTATGTATTTTAAATCTTTTTCATCGCAAAATTCACTTAAATATCCTTTGGTAATATCAAAAATTTCATTTTCAAAAGAAGCATAATATTTTTTTGATTGTACTCTGTTGTTCTTCAGTCCATTTCAAGTTTAGTGACCCGTAACCTCCAGGTTTAATATTATAAACGTTTTCTCTCAATACATAATCTTCAGTAACCAATCTTCTCTCAATTTCATAACATTCTTCTTTGGTGTCACAAACATAAAGAATATCTTTTTTAAAATTATCTCTACCGCATTTTTTAATTGCTCACTTTAAATGTTTACCGGAACCAAGATAATCATCATTTATATTCTCTGTAGTACGCACACCTATATATTCAAAATTATTTAGCATGTTTGTGGTTTTATATACTGTATGAAACATTTATCTCTCCTTTTATATTATTTATAAAAGATGTTTCATCTATTCTGATTTTATATACACTATGCTTCTAATTCATCATTTAATTCTTTCAGTGAAATTTCTTTTATTTCACCTGTTTCTTTATCTCTCACTGTTACCATTTCATCTTCATGAGAACAATATAAAATACTTAATGAAAAACCCCTAAAAGCATCTGAGACCTGGTTGTAACCATATAGGCATTTCAATATATATTTTTTTAATTTTATCAAGAACCTCTTGAGCAAGCGAAACAACATTTGCGGCAATTCCTATATTAATATTTTGTCTTGTCAGTGCACAATGTAAAAGGTACATGGCTATCGTAACAGTTTTGCCGCTATTATGACTTAATATATCATCACTAAAATATAACTCATCTGTGCTACCTATACCTATATCATACATATTCATTTCTGTGTTATGATCTATTACCTTTGTAACTTTTGAGATTCCTTTTTGAGTTATAATATTTTTATTTAGCGAATCTTCTAAAGTTATCTCATTATAATTCTCATCTATAATAATATGTTTATTTGATCCTTTTAATGATAATCCATTTTCTAGTATAATTTCATATAGAGGTAATTTTTTTGTTTTGTGCAAATAATTTATTTTTACTTTTCCTTTAGTATTATAAACAAATTCATTTTTGTCAAGTATTTCAATTGTATCTATAAATAAATCATCTTTTATGAAAGTGCTTCTATGAGAGTACCTATCGTATAAATCCTTTATTGTTTCATTGTTTTCTTTGTTAATAATAGTATCTTTGTGTATACACTGTCTTGGAAAAAAAGCAAGAACATCATCCCCTTCTACGAGCTCGTTTTCGAGCCTTACTTGATATTCCCTTGGTTCAGGCCTACCTATTCCACTTTTAGTAAGAATTTTACAGTAGTTTCTTCTAAAATAGAAATAATCTTGATGGCAGGCTAATATTTCTCGCTGTTGTCTATTATTTAGATTTAATTTTGTATAGGGTTTTTTTAGCTGGCGTATTCCATTGAAAGATATCCTTTCACCATACGCATCAAGATAATATCCCTCTTGATTTTTTGGCGTGTCGATTTGTGCCAAAAACTTGTCTTTGAGAGTATCTGATATTTCGGTGCCGCCATTGGCTTCTCTTAATTCATCAAATATTCCTACAACTTTATTCATTATATATCCAATCCGAATTTTATGATCATATAGTTTCCTTTATATGTATTTATACTTTCATGTATTCTATGGCCAAGCCTTCATTTATCATTTGTTCATTTAGAGAGATATTTTCATTATCTAAATATACTTTTGCTAATAAACGACCATATTTTCCATTTTTGTCTTTTATGGTCTTGACCAATATATTGCCACCATTATCTATATGATTATAAATCTTATTTCTTAACCAATCTCTTGAAATTGTCCCGTTTGCTTTATCATTGCCGTGCATCTCCGGAGCATTTATCCCATATAATCTTAGTGTTTTGTCTTGATGTTATTGAGAATCCCAAATCAAGAATTACCTTCATGGTATCTCCATCATAAATACTCACAATATCTAACACTTTATATTCGTACATTTACACCCCCCTTCTTAAAGTTTCTAAATAATTTTGAAGCATATGTTTGACATAATCTATGTTTAAGTAATCCAAAAGTTATTATATAACCTATCCATCATGATATAGAAACAGGCTTAAATTTGTATATAGATGCTTCTGTATTTTCATTGCCACAAAAATTGTATTTTTCCATTTTTAAATCCTTATTTTTCAAATCTAATAAATATTTGTAATTTATCTTTATTGTAATCAGTTTTCCAAATACTATTATGAGCAACAAAAATAGCCATTTTTTGCTTGCTTTGTCGTGGTCTTTATATTCATCAAGAGTATAAATTCTATCCCAATCTTTATCTTCAGAAACTTTAGAGCCTTTCATATCACTATAGGGTCCTTAAACTCAAATATAAAACTGCTTATCATATCCTACCTAGAAAACTATTTGAAAAATATAGAGCAATCTCAAAGAAAATCTATGGAATGGAACTCATTTAAGACATTCTGATCATTACTATGCTCATTGGTTACTTACTGAGGCAATAGATGACTACACACAACTTAGTAGTGCTTTCTATGCTATGCACAAATGCGATATGAAACTAGTAAAAATGGAAGAAAAAAATGTATTTCGCATGGGAGAAAAACGAAAGGGAGAACACCATGGAATAAAAGGAAAATATGTCCACAATTACAAGTGAAAGGCGCATCACAAAATACCTCCTAGTCAAGAAACAAAAAAGAAAATAGCAAAATCAAAGAAAAATATACCTTTATCAGAAGAACATAAGAAGAGAACATCTGATAATCATTATGACACAAGTGGGATAAATAATCCAAGTGATAAATTAATATATATTTTCGATAATGAAAATATATATTAATTTATATTTGTGAGGGTAATTTTTCAAGAGTTTGTAAAGAAAATAAACTACCACCCAGTCATTTATTTAGAAATAGCTATTTAACATATTCAAAAATTATTCTAAAGAAAAGAATGTCAATGAAAAATAGAAATTTTATAGGATGGTATACCCAAGAGATTATCTCTTGGGTTTTATGAGCTCAAAATGAGGTAAATCGAAAAATGAACTATCACTAAAAAAGTCCATGTCGGAATCCCAATTCCCACCCCATCTTATTATATGTTCAATCTTACCTTCGTTATACAAATTCCACGCTGTCATTTGAACCAATCCAGCCAAATAATAAAATGATTTTGGACCGTTTTCAGATTGGAATGGGTTGAACCCCTTATAATAAGGCATTATATCAATTGCCATAGAAACTAATTTGCCATTAAATTCTGCACCTTGATGCTTAGATTTTTTATGAATTCCATCAAGTTGGCTTCTGCCTGTTTTGTAATACTCTTGTTGTTTTTCAAGTGTTCTTAATCCTTCTAAAACTGAGAAGTCAAAAACCTTAATTGCCTCTTCCATAATTTTAATCAAATCAGGATGACAAGTTCCCAATCTGCTTCTACTTCTTTTCCCAAATTTGTACATTTTATTCTCCAATATTAATTTGTGGAGCTTTTTAACTCCAATGATATTTATATTAATTTAAAGTAATTTCTATAAGCATCCATTTCTTCAAAAATTCTTGTTCCTGAATCCACTATACAGTCTATCGCACCAGATTTTTCCATAAAATTTTTTTATATCTGACTCATTTTTTGTATCATCATTTAATATATATATATATATATATATATATCATTATTTTAGGTCAGGCATATTATATTCTAGTTTATTTGCAACTTTTAACATTCTCTCTTTTTTCTTACCATCAAGTACAGCTTGTATAATACCTTTAACTTTTTGCATTGCACCATAAAATAATTTTAATTTATCTTTTGCGCCTTCTGCAGCATGTTTAATGTTAGCCATCAAATCCCATCCAGTTACAGCATCAACAAAATGTATAGGACCAGTAACTATATGCATAGTGGCCATGTCCATTTTAAGCAAAAAGTCAACAACTTCTTCTTTTTTGAAATTGCTTGCAATTTTTTTTACTTCCTCTTTATCTTTACTTATTGCCGCCATTATTAGTTTTCCTACTCCTTTTGTGAATGAGGCTAAATAATCAATTATCCCGTTTCCTTTATGAAGTTTCATACCAACTTTTTCAAGCCAGTCATTCACACTTTCTATAATAAGCTCCTCTTGTGCTTCTGTGAGATTTTCTAAATCATAAGATTCATTAATCATATTTTCATTTTCTGATATATACATTAATAAAGCAATTTTATCTTGCATTTCCTCACTAAGACCTTTATTTTTTAAACTCTCACTAAATTCTTTAAATTTTATCATTGTGTATTCTCCTTTTGGTTTATTTATATTTATTCTTTGGTTCAGATGAATCTTCAACTTCTTCGCTATCTTTACTTTTTTTCATCTTTTCATCTTCTTCGGGTACTTCATCTTCTTCAGGCATATATTCTACATCATTTTTTGCTTTTGAGATAAAGTTTTGAATTCTCATTGTTAGTTCATCTAAATCATCCTGGAACTTTAGCACATCCTTTTTTAGAGGATTCTCTTCCTTCATTATAGCAATTACTGGCAAAAATGATACACCAACTAAAGATGCTTGTGTTTCTCTTAGCATACTCAATGCTTCGAATCGAATATCTTCATCTAATGGTTGAAAGTGTTCATTTAAAAATTTCATATTATCTCCTTATACTCTTTAAGATTATTTATAAAGTTTTCTTTGAACATCTCACTATATCCTGACTTTATCTGTACTTCACTCTTTTTTATTCTTAAGTTCGGAGGTATTTTTGCTTTTATTTTGTTTTCGATGCTATACAATAAAGCACCATTATCATGAATAATATAATCTATAATTTCGACTTTATTGCCTCTCCTTATATCATATCCAAATCGCTTTTTTAATATGTCAAAAGAGGGTTCTTTGGCAAAAATAGTCAATCCTACTTTAAAATACTCATTATACTTTATAAGATATAATATTGTCTTTTTGTTTTTGTAATATTTTTTATCATGATAGTAATAACTTTGACATCCACACGATACATCATTCAGAAATGTTCGAGGAGCAGTCACATATATTCTTGAACAATATTGGCACTTGAATTCAGTGCCTGTTCCCATAGACAAGTATTCACCAATTAGATTTGTTTTAAGATTTTTATTTTTCAATAATAATATAAAATCTTCATATTTTATTCTATTGACAGGATTTTCTTCTATTTCTTTTGCTTTACAATCTTTGCACATTTTTCTATTTGCACCATGTTTAGGTATATCAATAAAATCTTTATTGCAAGTGCCATATCGAAATGTATAAGTCCTATGATTATTAGTAATTTTTATAATACTGCAGTTGGAATCAGTAATCATATCACTACCTTCTTTATGAGAAAAAACCTCTTCCTCCACATTGATTATTTGCTATAACTTTACGAGGAGATTTTGTGTAAATATTGCCACATCCACAAGAGCATTTGTGGTTAATGGGTGTTTTATTGTCTATAAATTTTTCAATAGGAAATAATATATGATTCATTTCTTCTAATCTATTTACATATACTTCTTCGTCCACCAATCTGCCCAAACAGAATTTACATTGTTTGCCTAAACTTCCTTTAAACTCATGATTATGCTTTTCACAATAAAATGGGCACACTCCGTGAGGCACATAATCTAATAATTCAACATGGTCGGGTAATTTTTTCTGAGCTTCTTCTCTAGTTAGTTTTCTCATATTTTTATCCTATAAAATTAATTTATAAGAGTCTCCCCAGACTTAATTCTGCTATATACTATACAGTCTGGCGTGAGAGTATAGTATATAGCAGAAAAACCCCTTATATACTATTATTTATAAACACAAAATTAAGCTCGATTAAGGTATAATAAAAATAAAAAAGGAATTATATGATACAGTTTATGATAATTACAATTTTTCTATTTACTATCGGTGCCCTGTTTATATTAATGGGTAAGAGTTATAATAAAATTGAAAAGAATAAATCAAAAGGATTCAAGAAGAAAACTTATATTTAGTTCAGATTTAAGTAGGTTTTAATATTTGTTAGATTATAATTATATAACAAAATAAGAAGGAAAGAATATGTCAAAGAAACAAGGAAATATTGTGGAAGTAAAGTTGACAGAGGAATCAAATCTTCCTCAAAGTACCATTACTGAATTAGAAGTTGAATTTAATGCTTTTATCAAAGAAATGGAAGTTGCTAATGAATCTGTTACTGGCAAAATTCAAATGGATGAGTTAAATGAAATATCAGATGAAGTCATTAGAGCTAAACAATATCTCACTTCATTTGCCAACGGAGAAAAGAAATCAGTTAGAGAACAGGCTTATAATCAACTAACATCACTTCCTTTGATAGGAAATTGGGCTAAAGAAAAAGTTCAAGAAGTACATGTTCAGTATATGAAAGATTCTGGGGTTAAAGAGGTCCTTGAGGATATTTTCGAAAGTTTTGAAACTAAGAAAAAAAGATTGGTTGAATTGACTATTATGGCTGAAGAAATGAGAGACAACTTAATTTCACAAGAAATGCAATTAGGAAAGTATATTGAGCAATTAGATACTATTATAGCTAATCCTCCATCAGTTGCAGACAAAATGAGAGCATTAGATATGTCAATTATTGCTCAATCTCAAGACCGCATTTCAAAAGAAATGATTTACAACCAAATTAATTTTATTATTGAACTTATGGAAAACTTAATGATTAAGATTAGTAAAACATTGCCAACTCTTAAAAACACATTAAGCAACTCACTTAATATTGTAGGAACAATCAACAGTATTAAAGATGCTGTTGAAATGATGAATACATTGGAAGATTTAAGTAATGAAATTACCAGAACAAGCACAAACAATATTCAAAATCTTATTGTGGATGTTACCAAATCTCTTTCAGATGGAACAGATATTGAATTTTATAGAGAATCTGCAAAAAGAAATGAGGAATTCAATAAAACATTAACTCAAGCAAGAGTTAAACATATTAAGACGACTGTAAGTAACTATGAAACTCTAAAACAAATTGAGGTTGACACAAGCAATCAAATTGAAATGAGAAGAAATGCTGAAGCAAAAGCATTAGAAATGCAGATTGAAGGAATTCAAGAGGCTCAAATTAAAGAAAATTCAGCATCAGGAGCAGAATAATGAAGAACTTTTATACAGCTGAGGAGTTAGGGAAACTAACTTCTGAAGAACTTGAAGAAATTACTTCATTTAGAGGGAAAGACACAAACTACTATTACTCAGAAATTAATAAAATTTCTGAAGATAATGGGGAGTGCTGTATTACCCTTAATAACAATGAAGAAATTTATACCAAAAACGATAGAATTATCAGTAAAATTAAGAATGGTAAATCTCGTTATGATTTAATTGTAAAAACATTAGAGCGTCATAATATTGAGCAAGATGAACATAGAGCCTTTTATGAGCAAGTTCAATCAGATATAGCTGAGCAAATGCAAGAAGTTCATAAACAAATTAATATTCAAGAGCAAAACTTTGAATTAATGGTTAAATCTATCCAGAAAAAAACCAATGATGATATTGCCAAATTGAGTAATACAGTTGCTGAAACATTAGGGAATTGGAATAAAAGAATTGACTCTTTGAATTCTGTTGATGTTGATAAATTCGATAAAATAATGAAGCAAATGGAAACAATAGCATCTGCTTTTGAAGTATTATTAAAAGATTAAGGATAAAAAATGTTAAATTTCTTAAAGAAATTTAGTAAAGAGCAAAAAACACTAAATAAAATCAGAAAAGACTTCTATAATATTGTTCGACTTAATGATAAAAGAATAGAAATAATTGAGAAGTATGATAATGAATCAGAGGTGCCAGAACTGACCAAAACACAAAAAGAAATATTAATCAATAATCTTGCTATGTTAGGAAAAACTGCAGATATAGAGGGTGGCTTCAAAAATACAGATGATGATATAGAAAAAGGAATTTATTTTAATATTCAGGGAACATCTCCTAGTGTTATATCATCAGATATGCTACTAAGTTCCTGTTCATTGGCATCAAAAGATAAAGTTCATAAAACACACCTTAATAGAATAGATGAGGGTATTTTTTATATTCAATACCTTGAAACTTTTAATATGGCCTCGAAATTTCTTAATATAAAATCCAATAAGCTGAATAGAAAAGGAAAAAACTTAATTCATAGGTTAGCTAACGAAAAAATGAAGCAAGAGATTATTAAATTCTCTAAATTTTTTAAAGGAAATGAACAACTTATTCAAGAATTTATTTTTAGTGGTCTCGAAGGAGAAGATGACCATTGGCACAATGTATATACTATGAAGGATAGGTTAAACCTTGTTTCAGGATTAAGACCTTATATTGATAATCCGGATATTCTGAAAATAGGAATGAAAGAAGTCATTTATGTCTATGCTCCCAAAAATGGTAATGTACTTATAAAATTGTTAAATAGGATAAATAATAAAAATAAAGATTTTGTGGTAAAATATCAATATAAAGGAGATTATTAATGACTAATAGAGCAGAGATATTCAGAAAATTTCTTGAAGAAAATAATTTTTTCATTGATTATAATGGTGAGCACTATACACTTGTGAAAGAAAATAAACCAATTCACATAACAAACACGAGTGATGAAATGTTTAACTATATATTAGGTTTTGAAATGGCCAGTAAACAAAGTGAGGAGACAATTATGAACTTAACAGAACAAAATAGGATTAATGTAGAAAGGTATGAAAAAATAATTGAAGAGCTTGAAAAAACAAATTAATGCATGTTTAAGATTCTTTATGGTATAACTATTATATAAAGAAACAAGGAAATATTATAAAAAACTTTGCTCATATTTTATAGGAGAAGAAGCTCCTATATATATATTAGAAAAAGATTAAATAAAATGCAAGTTCAGAAATTGGATTATACCAAATTCGAGAAAGAATTTGAGAGAAGAAAGGTAGCCTAATATGATAATTTCAAAAGAAAGTGATTGTGAATATACAGTATTTGATAGCTTAGAATATATTTGTGATTGTTGTAATAAATCATTAATGGTAACATCAATGGAAGATTTAAGAGGATTTAATGAAATCTTTGATGTGGAAGCTGGTCACGAAAACAAATTATTATGCTGGAATTGTTCAGAAAACGACAAAATAGAAAAAGCATTATGAAGAAACAGAAAGAGTTTTATTAAATTTTATTAAGAATTACCCAAAAAAATACTTGAAAGAATTATAGAATTAAAAGTCTGTATTTGATTTGAAAGAAAATTTAAAGGATTAAAAATGACCAAATTAGATTTAAAAAATAAAATGGAACTCTATATTAAGGAGTTTGAGGAAAAAACAGGAGCCACAGTAATCTATGTTACTGTGAGTGGTTCAAAATTATATGGAACAGATAATGAAAATTCAGATACAGACCTAAAAGGTATCTTCATTCCTTCTAAAGAATCGGTGATGCTGAAAAAAGATTTAAGCTCTTATGTTAGAGATACCAATAACTCAAAAGTGAGAAACTCGGCAGAAGATATTGATTTTACTTTACATAGTATTTACAGCTTTTTTAATCAATTACAGAATTCTGAAACAGGTGCTATTGATGTTCTTCACTCAATGTTTACCGAAGGTATTAAATCAAAAGAATTAATTGAAATTGAAGAAAATTTTTCTATTGAAGATATTAAAAAGGTTATTAAAAAAGGAGATAATATTAAGGATTTACTCAAAAAACTAAAATATAAATAATTATATAAGAGATATTATATATACACTATTTGCTCTGGCGGGTCTCTAATAGTGTATATATAATGTAGACCCGTCAAATCTACACTCTTATAAAATTAATTATAGGGGTTCATCAAATGACTCAACAATACATAAAAGAAAATTTCTTAAATAAAAATGGCGGTATTATATCCGTTAATTTGAAAAAATTAAATCTAATACCAGAAGAATTATATAAAATATACCATAGTATAGAAGATGTAAGTTGTCCTATCTGTAATAAAAATAGAAAATTTATCAACTTCAAAGTAGGGTACACCAATAGTTGTGGTGATAATTCTTGTGCTCAGAAAGTTGAAGGTGTTCAAGATAGAAAGAGGAAAACAAAATTAGAAAAATATGGTAGTGAAACTTTTAATAATAGGAAAAAGAGTGAAGAAACTTGTTTATTGAAATATGGGTGCAAAAATGTAAGTGGTTCAGATAAAGTAAAGCAGAAAAAGAAAGAAACTTGTATTAAAAATTTTGGTGTTGATAATCCATTAAAATCAAAAGTAATTCAAGAGAAATCAAAAGCAACTTGTTTGGATAAATATGGAAAAGAATTTTATTTACAAACAGAAGATAAGAAAGAAAAATCTAAAAAAACAAGTATTAAAAAATTTGGAACAGAGTTTTATTTGAGTTCTGAAACAAGAAGAACTTATTTCGAAGATAATGGTAAATGGTTAAAACAAGAAGAGCTATCAGATTTTAATTTATATTTAAGATTGGTTCGCAAAGAAACAGAGAAGAATTCCAAATTTGTTAAAAATATAGAGTTGAGAGGTCATAATAAATTTAACAAAAATGCTTATCATTTAGACCATAGATATAGTAAATTAGAAGGTTTTAAAAACGGTATATTACCTTATATCATTGGCGGAGTTAAGAATTTGGAAATGCTTTATTATAAAGATAATTGTTCAAAAAGAGAAAAGTGTTCGGTGGAGTTAAAAGATATAATATAAAGGAAAGTAGAATGTCAGAAACAGAAAAATTACTAAGAAAATATGAAATTAAAGGAATTATGGATTATGAAGATACTATAATTTATAAAAAAGATGAGGTTGTTTCTAATATTAAAGATAATTATAAATTATTTCTAAATAGAAATATGAAATCTTTCGTGGGTTACGCTTTAGGTCAAACCAAAAAGTTTGGGATTAAAGGTGCTAGATACAATGAATTAGATACTTTTGTAAAAGATTTTTTAGAAAAATCACCAATTGAAACCATTGGCAAATCAAACAAAATTGGTGAGTTTTTGTTTGATGATATGAAAAAATTTATCAATGCTAAAGAGTATAAGTATATCAAATTTGTCATGGCTCCAGGACCAAGGGGTTCAGGCACATATGATGATGTAGAATATGTATCTATATTGGGTAAAATGTTTGAGGGGAATGTTTCGGGTCAATATTTTATTGAGAGAGTTATGAAGTTATACAATCAATTTGGAAATAGGACAAAATCTACAGCACAGACAGAATCAAAAACGGATTTTAAGTCCCTCAGTCATAGTTTACGCATAAGTTTAGAAGTCAAAGAGCTTCTGAAAACAGAGTTCATTAAATTTCCCCTTAAAAATGCAGATTACATTAGGGAGATCAAAGAAGGCAAACATAGTACACAGAAAATTATTGATGAGGTAAGTGATATTCTTGATGAAGTAGATATTCTTTTGCTTAAATCAAATCTTCCTGAAAAACCAGATGCTGATAAGGTAAATAAATTCTTATTAAGTGTTCTAAATAAAGAGTGGGGGTGCACAAAATGATTAATATCACAGAAACAGAATTTTATTCTAAGACATCAAATAAAGAGCCTGAAAGAACTCCTATAGAAGGATATGAACTTCCGGGAAAAGGAGTTTTCTGCAAAAATTGTAAATTCTTTAGTGAGTCTATCTATGATGTTGATGGTTGGGAAACATATGAATCATGCTCTCACCCAGAAAATGTTTCATATACATACTCTCATGCAGGCAGACACTCTCATGCGGCTTGGAATCCTCAGGATAAAAATAAAGAGTTAAAGTGTGAATTATATGAGGAAAAGAAGTCCATTGTGAAGAGAGTGGCTATTAAGCTTGGGATTATTAAGTAATCATATAGTATAATAGTAATAAATTAAGGATAAATAATGGAGATCAAAATAGATGACTATACATATTCAGAAATAGCCATTATTATAGATAAGATGGATAATCTTAGTATAAATTATGAAAGACTTAAAAATTTTATTAAAATTCTTGACAATATTGATATGAAAACTTATCAATATCTGATAGATTTTTCTAGGTAGATACTAGAATTAAGAATTATATAGTTTGTTCATGCGACGTTCTGGGCTATATAATTCTTAATTCTAGTATCTATAAATAATTAAAAGATAAGCAAGAACGTCGCAATTCGACTTATCTGAATTAAATTCGGAGAATAGTTATGAAAATAGAACAAGAATTAAAAAAGCTAGATGTAAACAATAATTCATTCCTAGAGCAGTATATATACTTTTGCAAGGAGAATAATATAGGATCAAAAGGAAAAGGAATCGCCCTGCACCACATTTTACCATCCAAAGTATTTCCTGAATATAGTGATCTAATAAGCAATAAATGGAATGGAAGTTATTTAAGTTTTGAGAACCATTATATAGCTCATGCTTTGTTAGCACTTGCCATAAATAATCCTTCTATTATAGGAGCTTGGTGGGGTATGAATAATAAAGACAGAAATAAAGGCATTAATGGTTTGGATGTAATAGGACCGGAAAAATATTCTGAATTACTTAAGAAAGCACAAATGGAGCAATCAAAGAGAATGAAAGGAAAAGTTCAATGTAGACTAAAAACAGACCCGGAGAAAAGTTTGATTGTCGAAAAAGTGGAGTATAATAAAAATAGACACTTATATTTAGGAAATACTGAAGGTAAATTATCAGTAATTAATAAAGAGACAGGTGATAAAATATATATCAATAAAGAGAATTATAATAGAGATAAGCATCACTTTCATAAAACAGGAGTGAAAAGAAATGGGGAATCAATACAAAAAGAAAAAAGGACTAAGAAAAAAGTTGGTCCAGATGGATTAAATATTTCACAAAGAACTGGCCATAAAGCTGCAGAAACATTGAAGAAAAAGTTATCAGAAGAAGAATATAAAAAGTTAAATATGAAAAAAGCACTTGTTGGCAAGAAAAATGGAAACTTCGGAAAAGTGTCTATGACAAATGATAATGGTCGAACATCTCAAAGGGTGCTCAAAGAAAATATTAGTAAATATTTAGAAAAGGGGTATAGATTAGGAGGCAAAAAATTCACAAGAAAAAATGATGCATATAACAAAATAAATAAAGATTTTAATTTAAAAGAAAATGAAAAGAAAATGATAAAAATAATGGAAAGAGTTACCAACAATAAAATAAATCTGAAGTTAATGAGAAAGAGCGAAAAAACATTTATAGAATATATAAAATATATGTATGAACCTATCAGAAAAAGAAATAGATTGGTCAAACTATATATAAATGATGATTTTAAAGGTTTTTTCACAAAAAAATATTTTGAAAAACTAAAGATTAAAAGTATTATGAATTCATCTTATAACAAGCGATATTTATGTAATGATATAGCTTTTGGTCAAAGTAAGGCTAGTGAAGAGGTTAAAAATAGATTCAGGAATTCCTATATTGAGGAATTAACTGAAAAAGATTATTCAGAAATATTAAGGAAAATTAGTATATAATACTATAAATAAAAATAAATAAGGAAAATAAATGAAAGAAAATACAATAGCGATAGATTTAGGCTAAACTCAATTGGTCCTTTATATAGAAATATATAAAGATAACCCATTGAATTGCTGGGACATCTGGATAATACTTATATACTACAATATAGGAGAAATCACTATATGAACGTTTGAAAAATATAAGGTAAAGACAATCAGCAGCCAAGCTTCTAAGTTATATAGTATATATATAATACGAAGAAGGTTCAACGACTATCCTGAAAAGGAGTACACTAGAAGTCTAGTGGAAGTGGTGGGCATCCTAATATTAGGTTAAGGATGAAGATATAGTCTGGTCAATATGGAGACATATTGAAGTTCATAAGCGAACTGCCAAAAAGTAACGATTTTTGGTGACCATAACGATTCAAGTTCAAAGGTTGCTTACAAAGACAAAATTGCCAAGTTCCCAACTGCAATTAGTTTTGCAACAGATATAGGAACCGCGTATGGTGAAGAAAATATATATGAATTTGAAGGAGATAAATATCATGTCGGCAAAGAAGCAGCAGATGCTGAAGCTTTTACTACATCAGAATATAAATTTTTATATAAATTTGCTCCATTGCTAATTTTCCATATTCTTAGTAAGTTTGAGAAAGCTGATTTAGATGAGCCAATTATAGTGAAAACTGGTTTAGCAATTGTCGATTGGGTAAAAAAAGAAGAATTTATGGAAAGAATAAGTAATATCAAAGTTAATGGAAAAACTATTGAAGTTCAGCCTATTCTTATTCCTCAAGGCGCGGGTTGTGCTATTGATTGGACTTATTACAATAATAATTCTGAATATCCAGATAAATTAACCATTGTTGATATTGGATATAATACAATCAACCTTGTAAATTTCGAGGAAGGAAAACCTGTCAGAAAAAATATGAAGAGTTATCCTGGACACGGAGTTTCAAGTATTATAAAACCATTTACTTCGTTTATGGAAAATAAATTTGCTGTTACATTTAGTGAACAAGAAGCTATTGGGGTTTTTGTTAAAGGTGAGTTCAAATACAATGGGGAACCTCAACATGAAATTGCAGAAAAAATTATAGAATTAAAATCTTAATGTTAGTTTTGTTGAAGCACCAATGGAGTTCTCAAATGTTCGTGGATATTTGCTATAATTCATAATTTTATAAATAATTAAAAAGGAATTATTTATGGAAATTACAAAAAAATTTATAGAAAAAGAATTATTATCACCTCTAGGAAGATTAAAAAGAAAAAAATTAAAAGAACTTAATATTTCTGAGGAGATAGTATATATAAAATATAATAATGTTGAAAAACCAAGATGTAAAAATTGTAAAAATGAAATAAAATTTCAGGGTTTTTCAAAAGGTTTTTCGACATTTTGTAGTAGCAAATGTTCTGGTTTATATTCTAAAAATAATTCAAAATATAGTATATATAAAAATGTTAGAAAAGAAGGTATAACAAAGGAATTTATTAAAGAAAAGGTTTTGGATCAAGGTTTTTATAATTTTTGTTCACCAAAATGTGTACAGAGGAATGAAGAAGTAAAAAAGAAAATAAACGATACATTAGAAGAAAAATATGGGACTAGAGATCCATTAGAAATAAAAGATGGCAGGAAAAGAGGAAATGCAATTATTTCTTCCAAAGAATTTATTGAAAAACAAATGGAAAAGAATCTTAAAGAATATGGATATAAGACCTCTTTTGGAAAAAAAGAAATACAGGACAAAGTTAAAAATACATTTATAAAAAATTATGGAGTAAGTAATCCAATGTTTTCTAAAGATTTTCTAAAAAATAATTTTATTCCAGCTCTTAAGGAAAAAAGGGTATCTACTTATTTAGAAAGATTCGGTGAAATGCATCCAATGAAAAATAAACAGGTCCTAGAAAAAATGAAAAATACTAATTTAGAAAAATATGGTGTACCTTTTGTTTCTAGTAATAAAATGATTAAAAGTAAAATTAGGAAAATAAATGAACAAAATGGAAATTGGATAACAGAAGAACAAGTCAAGAATTTTAGAGACTATACGAAATTAGTTTGGAGATATACGAATCAAAATGATCTAACAGTATTAGAAAATTTTGATAAACGAGCACATACAAAGGAAGGTTATCACCTTGACCATAAATATTCTATATTTCAAGGATTTAAGGATAATATTCCTGCAAAGGTAATAGGAGGCATAAATAATTTAGAAATGTTACAAAGTGGGCAAAACTTAAGTAAAAATAGAAAGTGTAGTATTTCAAAAGACGAAATATTAAGTTATATTTAGACAAAATAAAAATAAAAGGAAATTAATAAAAATGTGGACAAAGGTTAAATGTTTTTTCAAATCTTTACAAAACACGAAAAAACTTAAAGAGGAACAAATAGAGGGAAATGTTCAAACTTTGAACATTAAAGAAGAATTTGGGAATAATGTCGGTGAGACTTTAAATGTCAATATCACTAAGACTAAAAAAGATTCTGATGAACATCAACATTCGACAGCTTAAAAATACTAAGGAAACACAGGAAAGTTATTAAATCTGTTAAAGAAACAAAAAGTTAAACAATATTGGCATAACAAACTCAACAATTAGTTCCAGGAGGCAAAGAAACTAAACTGCCTAAAACTTGGAAAAAAAGGAACTTAAAAACACCAAAGAAGGATAAATAATGGCAGAAGCGCGGAATTTAAGTCAAAAATCAATTGAATATAAAATTTATGATTTAATGAGGAACCAAGAGAAATCAGTGAAAGAGTATTATATTGGTAAAGAGTTATTAAGAGTAGATACAGATGAAATTATAAACTCTTTATATATAAGAAATTTGACGAATAAAAAAAGAATAAAAAAATACCTTAAAAAGGGTGAATTACCAAAAGGTAATGAGTTAAAAAGTTTTAAAACAGCTTTGGAATTTGAATATATATACATCATTGAACTAATGTTAAGATTAAATACTAATATATATGGTGTTCAGGATATCTTAGAAAATTATAAAATATTTAGAAGGGTTGAAACTGAATATGCTAATATTGTAATGAAAGAAATAGAGATGATTGGTGTGTTAAATGATGATGAAAGGTTAGAAGTGATAAGGGAGATTATGTAATGGCAGAAGCACAGAATTTAGGAATCAATCTTGATAGTAAATCTATTGAGATTCTTAAAAAAGTGGATAGTATTCACAGAGATTCACTTATAAATGTTGGTTTGGCTCTTGTTGCTAAAACTGGTTATTATAAAACTTTAGCTGGAATTTCAGATGCAGAAGATTTGGAAGAAGTTGCATCACTTGATGTTCTTGACGAAGATGGTGATAGACCAACTAAGTCATATTCTAAGAAAGAAAATGCCAAAGCCACGGAAGAACCAGTAAAGAAACAGGCCACAAGCTGGGACACTTTTTAATTCTTATATAGTTTAAGTGCCTTTTAATGTCTCTTTGGCCTCAATTATTATAGAAAGACATAAGAGGATATAGGAGTTTACAATGGAAAATTCTATGATAAAAGAAATATAAAAAAAAATACAAGAAGATTTGATAATTGATGCCATAGATTTAAAAGTTGAAGGTAAAACTATTGGGCAAATGATTGAGTCTATCCAGGAAGAATTATATGAATGCGGCAAATATGCTCAAAAAAGAGGAGATTCTTTAATAAAATAGGCAAGATGGATTAGAAGGATTAAGAAGCCCTAAAGCAAATAAATCATATTCATGGACTGAAATAGACTCTTGGTATACTCAAGGGGTTCTGATATAGAACTTAACGAGGAGTGGAACTAATTATGGAAATAACAGAAAGTTTTATAACCCTCATAAATATACTAATCCTTATTTGTGAGATTAGTATGATATTTTTATTTCAAGGAGTTATTAAAGATAATACAATAACCTCATTAGTATTATGACAAAATTCAAAAGAAATTAAGCGAATGTATTGAACAAGTTCACAAAACGGCACAACTACCTTAAATGATAATATTAATGCTTGGGTTTGTGAATTATATAAGGAAGTTATTATCATAGAAATAATACATGAAAAAATAAAAATAGGATTTATTGATAATTATTCGGTAAATAAGGCTATGCAATATATAGGGGTGGTGGTATAAGTGATTTTTACAAAAATAAAGGATAATATTTGAAGTTAGTAGAAGATTTAGCGGAAGAAATATATGAGAGTGTAGGTGAAGATGAGTGCACAATAAAAACAGAAGAAAATATAATTACTATTTATTTGGATTCAGCAGATACAGAAAATTATATCTCATTTGTTAATGCTATAGAGAAGTTTTTAGTTAAATCAAGATATGACATTGAGGATTTTGAAATCGATGGAGATTATGAAGGTCAAATTGACATAGTTTATGAAGGAGAATAAATGGAAACTGTTATGCTTAGTGTAGCGGTTTCAGGATATTTATTTGTTTTTTTATTTATCCTATGTTTGACGAACTTTCTATTATTCATAAGCTTTTTATTTGGGAAAGAAGAATATAAATTAGATAAATATTTTAAAATATTATTTGATGCTTATAGTAGAACAAAATTAAGAAAATTATGGGGAGCCTTGCTTTTTGGTATTATGTATATTAGCGGAATCATTTGCCTTGTATTTATCAAAATAGCTTGGTATCCCTCTCAATTGATTAGGAAATTCATGAGGTTCACTTTTTATAATACAACTGAACTACAGAGAGAGCAAGATTTAAAAAACTTAAAAGACAAAGAGTAAGGAAAAAGAATAATGATTATAGATGTATTAAAAGCAGAGAATCTTACTGCTAGAAAAAATAAAGATAAATTTACTGCGGGCATTTTGGCATGTCTGATAGGTGAAATTGAAATTGTTGGAAAAAATGATGGTAATCGTAAGACCACAGACAAAGAAGCTGTAAAAGTCATCCAGAAATTCAAAAAAGGTGCCGAGGAAGTACAAAAAGCAAAACCTTCTGATGAAGTCTTAAATGAAATTAAAATTTACAATGCTTATTTGCCTAAACTTATGACAGAGGAAGAATTAACTAAACTTATTTCTGATATGATTGATACTTTGCCAAATCCAAATATTGGTATGATTATGGGTGAGCTTAAGAAAAGTGGTCGTGATTATGATGGAAAAATGGCTTCGGCTATTATCAGAGATTTACTGAAATAAATCAATGAATAAAAAAGTTTACACCGTGTCTCAAAAAATATATTAGATTTGCATTGTGACACGAACCAGAAAATATCTTACTGAAACTTGGAAAACCTAAAGATTTAGAAATTGATACCGTTAAAATGTTAGAAAGTACCTTTAAATTTTTAATTTCAGAAAATGGTGTTTGGCTAACATTAAGAGTTCCAGCAAAGTATTAGTATTTTAAGAAAAATTTAGATAAAATTGCTCTATATAAGGAAAAAGGAAAGAAATGGAAGTAAAATTAATAATGAATACACCAGAAGTAAATATTGGGGAGAGTGCAAAGATATGTTATAACACTAAATTGATAAGTGAAGGTGGAAAAGATATAACAAGTACATTAGTTCATAAACACAAACACCTAGCAAGTTTAAGGTTTGCATATGCTACCGTATCAGTGGATGGCATTTCTGTGGCATGCCAAAATCAAGTAGTTAGGAGCAAGCACCTTGATTTCATGGTACAGAGTAAAAGGTATGTAGATTTAGAAAAAGGAGGATTTGATTTTATAATGCCCTCTAATATTGATAAAGAATCGATTGATTTAATGCAAGAACATTTTGACAAATGTATTGGGTTGTATAAAACTCTTATAGGAAAAGGACTAAAAAAAGAAGATGCAAGAGCAATATTACCTGCCAATACATCCACAAAAATGAATATTACTGGTAATTTACAGGCGTGGAATGATTTTTTTAAATTAAGACTTGATTCTCACGCTCAAGATGAAATAAGAGCACTAGCAAGCAACATTTATGATTTATTATCTTCTGAATATCCCCAGGTATTTACTGATGAATTATATAAAGAATATAGCAAATAATTATCCATTATCTTATGTTATAAATAATACTAAAAAGAGAAAAGCATCATAAAAAGTACCAAAAATAAATATAATGGTTGGGAATTAATAGACAAAAAATTCAACGAAAAGGTAAAATCAGAAAATGATTGATTATGAAGGTAGAATAAAAGAAGCAAAGGAAAATAATGAAATTTGCAACATTTGATAAACAAATAACCGAATTAAAGAAATTCTATGATGAGGCTTGTGCCAGGGATACTAAGATTCAGGAGGCTCTTGGGGGTGGCACTCAAGTTATGACTGATTGGTGGAGTTCAATTTTGAATGGTATGTTAGATGCCATAAAATCAGAATTTGATTTGCCAAAAAATGATGATACCATAGATTGGTTATTCTATGACTGTATTTGTAACGATGAAGAGATGACATTTGAGTGTCATGGAATTAATTATATCGGAAACACCAAGAATGTTTACCTTAGTTTAACTGGGATGCTTGATGAGAGATTGGGAGAAACTCCTTTATCATCTGAAGAATTGGAAGTATCGGAAGTGCCAAAAGCATCAAAGGATACAAATTCTGATATTTTTAATAAAATAAAAAGATATTTTGAAGCAGCCGGAGTTACAGTAAAAGAATATACCAATGAGGATAGCACTAAAAATATTATCAAAAAGCTTTTGAAGACGGATGATTTATATAAGGATATAAAACAGATTTGTTATGATGAACAATTATTTAAGGTATGTATTTTGGATGTATCTCCTTATTACAATTATTATGAAGTCAAACTTATCAAAGCAAAAGAGGGCATACCAGAAATTTATGATGATCCTAAACAGGCTTTAGAAAACAAAGGCTGATTATGAAAAAAGAAATAAAAAAATATACAACTGTGTGTGACATTTGTGAACAAGAATTAATTGACTCCGGAGTAAGGAGCAATGATGGAAGCTTTGAAGAGCCATATTTTAATAGATTTGGTATTGATTTGTGTTATACCTGTGCTGGGAGGCTTTTTGTTGCCCAGATAGGTAATAAATTATCAGAAGAAAAACTTCAGGAGATGATTTCAAAAACAAAAATGTCAATCTTCAAAGATTTAGATAAGGATGTCAAAATGAATTTTGACATACATCAGGAATCTGTGCTAAAATTAGGTGTTACAAAAGAGGTTGATACTCCACCATTAATTTTAGCTAGCAGTATTTCAGAAACAGACCTAAAAACTCTGGGAGATTTATAATGGGAATAGAAATAGAAAGAAAATTTTTGGTAAAAGAGAATTTTGTTAAAAATATGATATACACCAATAAATATAACAATAAAATAAACATAAAACAAGGTTATATTATGAATAGTCCTGAAAAAGTTGTAAGAGTTAGAATATCTAATGATAATGCTTATCTGACTATCAAAGGAAAGAATGATGGCCCATCTAGGTTAGAGTTTGAATATGATATACCACTATCTGATGCAGAGCGTATGATCGAAACTATGTGTGAAAATATAATTGAGAAAGTAAGGTATATTTTCAGAATATCTGATGATATATGGGAGGTAGATGTATTTGAGGGCAATAATAATGGCTTAATTGTAGCAGAAGCAGAAATTCCCTCTATTGATTACCCTTTATCTATACCAGAATGGATAAAAATGGAAGTTACAGATGATATTAAATATTATAACAATAATTTAAGTATTAACCCTTATATAAAATGGAATTAAAAAAATGAAAGAAGCGATAAAATTAAAAGAGTTTGAAGAAAAGAAACCATACAAAGTGTTAAAAAGACAATAAAAATAGATGATGGCTATTTTAGCGGAAAATTAATTATTCAGGAAGCACCAATTTCGGAAGATCCTTTTGGGGAAAATTATATAGCATATTATGAATTAAGGCTTGTTCCAATCGATTTTGTTCATAAAACAATGGTAAGTAGAGGGATGGAAGAACAATTTGCCAGAGATGCAAAAATAATAGAAGGCTCTTTTAATGCTAAAAGGAGTTATTTTGATAAAGAACAAAAAGAGGACCTTATGATTAAGCTATATGATATTTTATCTAAGGAAATTGCTAAAGATTTATTCATAAACTTAGGCAATGACATAAATATTCTAATAAATTATAAAAAAGATTATATTTAAGGATTTTTATAGCTTGCTATACTAGCACAAGAAGAAATAGATGAGCTTTTATCTGCTGTTTGTGGTGATCAGGTTTGGTAATAACCTGATCATGGTTCCCTTGAATTTGAAAAATTACTTCATAATTATAATGATACTTTTTCTAATGATGACGTTCCTTCGTTTTCTATAATAATAAAGAAAGGCTAGAAGCCATTATGGAGAAGTTTGATAATATAGCTGAAGCATATAAAAATACTTTTAATGAATTCTATAAAAAGCTAAAGAAATAGCAAATAATCAGCCAGAAATCTTCATATACCCTCATTTAAGCAGGCTTTAATCTTTCCTTTGTTATAATTATAAAAGAAATAAAAAGGATTAAGAGCATGAAAATAACCAAAATAAATCAAATTTTAAAAGCCTCATATTATGCAAATGATGTAGTTCTTATGAGAGGGTTGCACGGTATTGGTAAAACCGAAAAGATAAGACAATATGCAGAAGAAAATAATTTTTATTTAGAAACTCTGATTTTGAGCCTAATGGATCAAGGAGACCTTATAGGTATTCCAAATATTGATAATGGGGTTACTACTTGGGCAGCACCAGACTGGATACAAAATATACAAAATAAAGCATGGCCTAAAAAATTCAAATTCGAAGATTTAGATTTTTCTGATAAAGGTTTTGAAAAAGTGGTAAAATCCGAAAAACTGTCTGATGATCTATTACATAGAGAGCATCTAAATAATTTATATAATGACTATTATGGCACTGATTATACTGAACCATTGCTTACAAATCAAGATAATGTTTCGTGTAAATCATCTAAAGAGTCTGTTCTTTTCGTTGACGAATATTCAAGAGCTGGAGCAGATATTCATAATAGCACGATGCAACTTATCTTAGATAAAAGATTGCATAATCATATTTTACCTTATGTAAATGGAAAACAAACACAAATTATTGCTGCAGATAATCCTCCTGATAGTGATTATCATGTGACTGAGTTAGACCCTGCAAAAATGGATAGATTTTTGATTATTGATGTTGAGGTTGACTCAGAAGGTTGGTTAGTTTGGGCAAGAGAAAATAATGTCAATAATATTGTAAGGTCTTTTATAATTGATAATATGACGAAACTTCATTTCACTTCAGAAGATGATATAGGAGCAACGCCAAGATCATGGACTAAATTGGGTAAATTTATGGATTTGGCTCAGAATAGCTCTTTGGATGATATGTTTATATTAGATATAATGAGAGGGAAAATTGGCTCTGCATTAGCATCACAATTTTATGTATTCTATAAGAATTTTAGTGATAATATTAGTATAGAAGATATTGAAAATATGGCTAAAAAAGCATTTATGGAAACAGGAGATATTGAAAAAACTGGTGAAGTTCTTCACAACAAACTAGAAAACCTTGAGAGTATTAACAAACTTGAACATGTTAATACATTATTTGATAAAAATTTAAATATTATTAATGATCCTTTTACATCATTAGAGGACTTAGTTCCATTATTTGGTTTATTATATTCTTTTGAATTAGAAACACTAACATCATTCCTTAAAGATAAAAAAGCAAATGATAAAGCAAGTTTCTATAATTTAATGAAAAAAGATAAAGATAAAAATCTAGCCAAAAAAATAAAAAGTAAAGTTGTAAAGCAATAAAAAGTAATGAATAATGCAAATATCTTAAATATTGAATATAATAAAAACTCTAATATTTTAATGGTGTCAATGAATGACACCCAAGAGAGTTTTTATATGGATGAGTTCAGGAATTATTTCAGAAAATTAAATTTATTTATCATTGAAGCTTATATTATTCCATACGAACAGCCAATTAGAATGAGCACATTCTCCTTAAAATTGGCTCTCAATGAATTGAAAGATTTTAAAAAGGTTTTAGATAAAAGATCCAATGATAAAATAATAAGAATAAATTTTAATAGTAAACTGGCAGGATTAAATATGGAATCTATTATAACAAACAAAGAAAATATTTCAGAATTATCAGAATTATTTGATTATGAGATAATAGAAGATAGGTATCCTGAATATTACATTTAGTATCAAAAGGAAAAATATGGATAAAATAGGTATAAGCAAAGGTTCTTATACATTAGTGAAAGATTCTTTCGCAGTATCACATATAGTAAAAATAACTACATATAATGACGATTCTTTTGGTGGGATTGTAGTTAAAAGTATTGAGCCAAGTACACTGAATACAATTCGTTTTAGTGTAGAAGATGTAGAGTTTACTTTTCCTGAAAAACCAGATTTGGATAAGCTTGAAGAAAATTATCCTGAAATATGGCTTTAAGGATTATCTAAGCATTATTTGAGTATTATTATAATTATATAAAGGATTAAGATGACAACATTAAGAGAGGTATTCAGAGAGCAAGAGAGAAAATGTAGTATTTTTTTAGAACTTATCCCTGATTTTAAAGAAGGACTGCTAATAGAAAACAAAACTCCATCCGACACTATGCTTATTTATTTTAAGAGTATACAGTTATCTGATTATATTGCTAATTTCATAGATGTCATAAGAAAATTTAATAAATTATATGTATTCAAAGATGTTTTTGAAGATGATGATTTTAAAGTAAATGATTTATGGTTATATGTAGATAATATAAGAAATAATAATAATTTTATCCACCTTATAGATAAAAATTTTATTAAGTCTAAAGATAGGACACTACGGCTGTGGGGTGATATAAATTATAAAGAAATTTTGGAACTTTTTGAAAATAATATAAAAAAACTTTTATCCAAATTGGAAAATATCGAGGATAAATGGTATAATTATTATATTCATTTGGAAGCTAATAATTCAGAAACAAATCTTTGTTTCATTAATAAAGAGAATATGGAATTATGGAAATTAAAATCATTACCTTTAGACGAAAACAATTGTTTTGTTTTCAGGAGAATTCAATTTTATAGTGACAGAGAGGACATCACTGATGTCCTTATCTATCCCGAGAATATTAGACCTTCTTTGAAGTTTGAAGTTTTTCTTGAGAATAGAATTTCTGAATATTTGCCTGAATATTTTTTATAGGAGAAAATTATGAGTAATAGTAAATGGTCAAGAGATATATTCGATGAAACTACTGCTAATGGTTTCAGCTCTGCATCTTATAAAGGAGAATATGAATTCTGGTTTCATGTATTGGCTCAGTGTAAAGTAATATTGACAAATGAAGTTGATTTGGCTTTAAGAGTACAAAATACTGTTTATATATTAATCCTGATAATTTTGATGAGCTCCCATTGAATCAGCGTTTGGGAGTATTAAAGCATGAAATGATGCATATACTATATAATCATCTTGACAGATTTCCTTCTCAAGAAAAAGATACTAGAACTGAAATAAAAAAAATATTAAAAGATAGGCCTTGGTTGCAAGATACAATTAAAAAACGAAAATTTAAAGATTTAAAAGAACTATATTATTATTTGACATAATTAATTTTATAAATAATAATATAAGAGATATTAAATGTGTATATAGGGCTCTGTGACGGACTTCCTCTATATACATTTAATCTGAAGTCCGTCAATCTTCACTCTTATAGATTAATTATAGGAGATTATAAATGAATAATCAAGAAACTAATGTCACGCTTTATATTGGAACGCATAATAAAACAGGTCTAAAATACTTTGGAAAAACAGGAAAATACTTCACTCAAAAAGAACTACAAAAATATTATCATGGTTCAGGTAAATATTGGAAAAAACATCTTAAAAAACATGGAGATGATGTTACTATGGAGATATATGGTATATATAAAAAATCAGAAGTTGAAGAAATAGCATTGAAATTTAGTAAAGATAATAATATAGTAAGAGCATTAAATGAAAGTGGGGATAGAAAAGGAAGAAAAGTATGGGCCAATGAAAAACCAGAAAATGGTTTAGATGGCAATGTAAAAGGAAATAAACACGCCAAAGAAACAAAAAAGAAGATAAGTAAGATAATGCAAAATAAAACACCCGAAGAAAAAAATAAAATCAAAGAAAAAATACAAAATTTTTATAAAAATCTTTCAGAAAAAGAATATAAAGAATTGGGACAAAAAATATCATATTCGTTAAAAAATTCAGAAAAATTCAAAAAAACTCATAAAGAAGCAACAAAAATAATGAATGAGGTCATTCAAAATAACGGACGAACTATTAGACAAACAGCTGAAGAAAAAAGACAAAAAACTAACATCAAAAAGTATGGAAATAGTGGAGGAAATATTGAAAAACTGCAAAATGCAATGAAAAGTAAAGATATAATTGAAGATGAACTTACTCTAAAACAAATACAAACAAAGAAAGCAATGAAAACAAGAGAAGAAAAAGGCATTAATAAAGTTATTGGTGAAAAAACAAAACAGAAAAGATTGTTAAAGGATTCCAATGGCAAAAATAGTTATGAAAGAATGGCTGATAAAATGATATGTAGGTTTCAAATTATGAAAGACGATAAAGTGTATAATGAATGTCATTTAACCATAGTGGAAATTGAAACAATATTGAATAATAAAACAATTTCAGGAAGAATTAGGAGAGAAAATTGCATGAAACGTGGCAGACTAAAAGGTATGTGGATTAGGAAAATTGTTTAATATTATTTTTATGTAAAATATGTTATAATAATATAAAAGAAAGGAAAAGAATGGATTTAGACAAATTAATAAACAGTGTTTGCGAAAATACAGAAGATATGAAGATTAGAATTAATCATGTTACTGCTAATATCGCATGCGATTGTGCTATTAATCAACAAATTAAAGCTTCTGATTTACCTGATGGTTGTGTGACACCAAAATCCCTTGAAGAAACTTTACAAAAAGAAGGTTATAATATT